AACGCTTACGGATGTATTCGCTAGGAGTGACACACTTACGGCGAGTGGAGTTCCCATTGTCGGCGCTACGATCGCAGACATTTTCAGGCGTTTGGACACTATTACCGCTAGTTCGGTCCCCATAATTGGGTCAACAATTTCGCCATTAATTAGATATATCGATACATTAACTGCCAGTGTGTTGCCCATTGGCGGGCAGAATATTCTGGACATTGGCGGCGGTATCGTTGAAGCAATTAGTTCGGGAACGTTGCCCATTGGTGGGCGAACAATTGCTCCAGTTTTTGGTCACACAGATACGATTATTCCAGGATCGTTACCAATCATTGGTGGAACAATCGCCCCGTTCTATACCGTAAGATATCCGGAAGTTATAACAAGCAGTGCGCTTCCATTGGTTGGGCAGGAAATTGCATTGGTGCACCATCATCCGAGCGTTAGCGTGAAGGTGGACGGGGTTTGGATGTCGGCGACAACTCATGTAAAAGTTAGCGGAGCTTGGCACGAAGTAGTTACACATGTAAAGAGTGGCGGGGTTTGGAACCAACTATGATGACCATGACTCGATCATGGATCAAGGAGAATTCGACATTAGTCTATTTCCTAGTGGCGCAGGCTATTGCAGTTGGAGGTGGTGCGGCGGCATTGATAGCTTACTCGGTTAGGTTGGAAACGAGAGTCCATATTATGGAGACTAGAGGCGCTGAATATACGGTGGCAAGAATGGAAGAGATGAAGCTTCGCATCGCTAAGCTGGAGCAGTTGGTGGAAAAGAATAATGACAGCATCAATCGAATAGTGAATGTGATGACAAAAGAACTTCACATTTCGCCGGGAAGGAATTAAGTTATGGCTGATACCATAACCCCCAATTTGGGGCTTACCAAGCCAGAGATAGGTGCTTCCGCGGATTCGTGGGGCAATAAAATCAATGCTGATCTGGACATCCTGGATCAGAAGACTATCGCCAAGACTAGCCAATGGAATGTAGTCCTCGGTGACGGAAATACCGCTGCTGGTCATTTCGTAGTTACTCGATATAATAACAGCGCTGTAAGAATTGACGATCCGATAGTTATAAATCGCCAATCCGGAGATATAAGTCTAACCGGAAATGTATTTGCCACTTCCCTCAACTCTGCGATACATAAATATCCTTACACGGCGACCCCAGCGGCTCCTGCGGCGGGGATCGCTAATTTCTTTGTGGACGCGAATGGTAACGCTTGTATTCAACGACCAGATGGTACCGTCCAATTCTTAGGTGTTCCTCCGGGGACGATAGCATGGACTTGCGCTGGGTCTACAGATGTTGGTTGGACCATTTGTAACGGCCAGGCTATTTCTAGGGCGGCCAACCCCTATCTGTTCGCTAGGATTGGCGGCGGTTATGGTGTTGGAGATGGCTCTACCACGTTCAACATACCAGATATTCGTGGTCGCGTAATTTCCCACGCAGATCAAGGAGCGGGTCTGATAGGTAACGTAATAGGCGGAGGATTGAACGCAAAAGGTGGGTCCGAGATAGTTTATTTGGCTGCCTCTCAAGTTCCATCATTACCAGTTAGTGGTGGCACGGATTGGAATTCCCAATCCCTAAATCACTATCATCCTTTCACAGAAATGGGCGCTGGTGACGTCCAGGGTGGTTTCGGTGGTTCTGGTTTCAATCTTGGTGGACCTTGGCGCTACCGTGATGGGGATCGTAACACTGGTGCCGCCGAGTTCACCGAGAACGGCATCGGTGGACCTCACGGACACCATACTCATCCAGTCAGCGGAACGGCGTCGGGAGGTGGAAGCTGGCATTCAAATTTACCGCCGACTATAGTTCTGTACGCGCAGATCAAACTGGGATAACACATGCTGAGCGTTAACTTTCCAGCCGGAGTAACCAATCTCCTGTCTAGAGCCGCCAAAATAGCAAATTGGCGGGAGGTCAACCTTGTGCGCTGGGATGACGGGGTTACTCTAAAGCCAGTGGGCGGTTGGGAACAGATACCATTCGCAACAGCATTCGCATCCAAGGTGCGGGCTATCCATAAATGGGTAGCAATAGATGGAATCCAATATATAGCTTATTTGTGCGAGCGACATGTTTATATAGATAATGGTGGTAGTCTAGTAGATATCACACCGACAGGTGGAATGGCCCCATTGAGCGGCATCGAAGCTGGTTATGGTGAATTGAACTACAATTTCAGCACTTATGGTACTCCTCGTCCTGGTTTGTCCACCATGCAGAAGTTTTCCCCCGCTTGGTCCATTAATAATTGGGGCGAAGATTTGTTGGTCATGACCAGCTACGACGGGAGATTACTTATTTGGTCGCCATCCACCCCATCGGTAAAGCTGGTGGCTGTTACCGGCGCTCCGATCAATAACCGCCAATTCGTAGTCACCCCCGAGCACCATTGTATGCTGTTCCAGATGGGCGGCAATATGGCCGACTTTGGCTGGTGTAGCTCAGAGGATATTGAGGATTGGGACTTTGCTGATCCACTCAATACAGCGGGCATGTTTACGGTTGATCCGTTCGCGCCCATCGTAGCTGCTCATTCATCTTCTGCGGGCGTGTTGATAAGCACTCCCAGCATGTCTCATTTCGCGGAGTATATCGGACTTCCATATGTGTATCGATACAGGCCAATCGGAAAAATCCCTGTCCCAATCAGCGCCGCCTCTGTTTCTTCCACCCCAGAAGGTATCATTTGGATATCTGTTGAAGGCTTCTGGATGTTCAATGGAACAACCGCGGATGTTATTCAGTGCCCATTGTGGGACACAATGTATAGTAAGATGGACTTCCAACGGACCGTCCGAGAATCGCATTCGGTCAGTATGGTGTCCAGGGGAGAAATCTGGTGGTTTTGGGTCGATCCAACTATTAGCTTGGAGTGTGCTCGCTACACTTCGATAGATTACCGTGTCCGACCTTATATTTGGACTAGCGGTTATTTGAAGCGATCTTGTGGGCTTACGTACGCCAATGATCGAAATCCTATCATGTCGGATGGGGTTAAGGTGTGGAAGCACGAATCAGGCTTTACCTACCCTGAAGCATTACATATGCCATTTTTAGAGTCCCAAACGATCAACGTGGCAGACGGCGAAAGGTGGTCTACGCTGTCCAAGATATTGCCCGATATTGCTGGGGATAGAACTGCCTTGGCATTTTCGGTGTCGAAGACGAATGATCGAACCCAATATAGTCAGGAGACATATTCCCAGCAGAGAACAGTTAACGAGCACGGGTGGGTGGACATTAGAGAAACAGCGCGCGATATTAGGCTGCGCATCGACATGATTAAAAATTCTGATTGGAGCACGGTTGGGCCTATCCTATTCGACCTTAAACCGAGGGGTAGGAAGAAATGACAGTAAAGGTTCCAACATTTAAAGACACGGATGTAACAAAATTCATGATCCAATATATAGCAGAGGTGGATAGGAAAGACCGCGATTTGTTAAGCGCCATCCAGGGTAATCGAGCGCTTCTATTAATATCGCCAAGTAAGAAAGTGTACGAGGTTAAGGTAGACGATAGCGGCGTATTGCACACAACTCTGGTGGCCGGATGAAAATAAACGACCCAGCCATGCTAATCAAGATGGAGAGGGTCCTAAATGCGGCCAATAACGTCCATACGTTGGATGACATTGATCTAGCGTTGGAAACAGGAAAGATGCAGAGCCACGTTATGGGCGACACGTGGATTATAACTGAGGTAAATGAATATCCGCGGAAAAAGGCGGTAAATGTTATCTATGTTGTAGGCAATTTACATGACGCATTAGCGGCGGAATCGATGATTGAGGAATGGGCAAATAATATTGGGGCAGATTTTATAACTGCTACTGGACGATCTGGCTGGTGGGGATTTCGGTCTCCCGGTTGGAGAGTGTTGGGCACTCTATACTCAAAGGAACTAGACAATGGGCGGCGGTAGTCAACCAGCACAGACCACACAAGTTTCTAAAGTAGAACTTCCTGCGTGGGTGGATGCAGCCTCGCAAGAAAACTACGGGTATGCCAAGGATGTTGCTAACAGACCCCTTGAGCAATACGAAGGACAGCGAGTTGCGGACACTTCCCCCTATACACAACAAGCTAATCAATTGGCTGTCAGCAATGTAGGTTCTACTGATCCGTATTTCAAATCGTCGGCTGATATCTACAACAGGACAGCTGGTCCATTGGATATCAACAAGTATCTCAACCCGTACACGGAAGAGGTACAAAACCGATCGGTTGATGCCGCGCAACGTTCGCTGCAAGGTAACTTGCTGGCAAATACCGACCAAGCCCAGAAGGCTAAGGCATTCGGTGGATCCCGGTTTGGTATTCAGAACGCAGTAACCCAAGCGGAATCTACCCGTGGCATTGGTGATCTGGTCGCCCAATTGCGACAGAAGGGATTTGATACGGCAACTGCCACAGCCTTAGCTGACAGAACCGGTATGCAAAGCTCTGCCGCTGGGCTATTGAACGTTGCCTCGGGTCAGAAGGCAGCTCAAGGCCAGGATGTGGCCACACTATTCGGTGCGGGCCAAGCAGATCAAGCTCAGAATCAAGCTGTCATCGATTCTCTCATGGCCAAGTTCAATGAGAGGCGGGACTACCCAATACAACAGCTGAACACTCGACTGGCGGCTTTGGGTATGTCGCCATACGGCAAGACAGAAACGAGCAGCAAAACCGGGACATCCGAAAAGCCCGGTACGGATTGGGCTACTGTTGGTTTGGGTGCGCTCAAGACTCTACCGGCGCTATTTGCAATGTCCGACAGGAACATGAAGACGGATATCGAGAAGATAACGGACGGTCCGGTTCCGCTATATGCCTATCGGTATAAGAGCGACCCGAAGACCTATCCGAAAGTAGTCGGGCCGATGGCGCAGGATGTTGAGAAGAAATTCCCATCCTCCGTCAAGAAATTCGGCGGAAAGCGCGTGATTGATATCAACAATCTTATGGAGGCATTGAGATAATGCCTACCCCGTACGAACTAGCTACCAAGATGTTGGGTAGCCATGAGCACCGAAATCATAGTGCTCTGACTACCTATCTTAAGAACGGCGGTTCTAATCTGGACCCCGCTACCCAAGCGTGGTGCGCGGCGTTTGTTAATTCCAGCCTCCAACAGGCTGGGCTTAAAGGCTCCGGGTCGGATGCCGCTCGGTCCCTACTAAACATTGGGACTCCAACGGATAAGCCAAACGTTGGTGATATCGCGGTATTCTCACGCGGTGACCCAAACAGCGGCAAGGGACATGTCGGATTTTTCCAGGGCTATGACGCCAATGGAAATATCAAAATCCTCGCCGGAAATCAAGGTAATGCAGTATCGGAGGGTGTCGTGCCAGCAAGCCGTCTATTAGGATTCCGAGTTCCTGGGCTGTCATTGGCCTCAAATCCAGTAATTCCACCAGTAGCTCCGCCAGCCATTCCGGGAGAGGCAGCTGCTTCGCCGGGATCAGGGGCCAGGGATTATGTGTCTTCCCAGCCAACTCCGCCCGTCCAAGAAGCTCTGTTTGATCCTAAATCGGTGTTCGGCGCGGATGAGAAAGGCGGCGCGGGCAGCCCATTTGCTGATGCATTGGGCGGGTTAGATACTTTGAATAAGGGAATTGCTCCCAAGGTAAATCCTGCCGTCGCGGCAGAAATGGCAAAGATCACCCCAATGGGTGGAATGGATGCCAGCCTTGGCGGTGCGGGGAATCCGCAAATGGCAGCCACTTTGATGCAAGCTTTGTTGGCTAGAAATAAGCGTCCCATGGGGACAACGTTGACTGGTGGTATGGTATGAACATAGCCGATCTGGTTGCGCTGCTCAAATCAGGGCAAGATCCTAACCAGGCTGTAATCCAGGCTTCTTCGCCGGGTGTCGGGGACGCTTCCCCCGCCCAAGCTATGGCGATGATGCCGGGACTTACACCTGGGGGTCCGGGTCCTGGGGCAATCCCTCCAGCCAATTTCCCGCCTCCGGGTGGACCTCCTCCTGCTCCGCCCAAGCCAAGCGCTCCTGAGGGAGCCGCTACTCCGGTAACGAATCCGCAGCCCGCTCCGGAGTCGCCGAAAGCATATCAGTCCCCGCCTGATTTGGCTAATATGTATATTCAATTGATGAAAGACAACAGGAACGCTGCAGCATTGGATTCCGGCACGGCACTTATAGCAGCTGGACTGTCTAACAATCTAGCTACCAGACAGTCCCTTATTGGGCTAGCAAGTCACGGCGCAACGGCTGGAGCCGGTCATCAAATGACCGCAGCCGATCTAATCAATCTACAAAAGCAGCAGCAAGCAACCAAGGACATGCTCCTCCGCAGGTCTATGCTTGGCAGCCTAGCGAAGCAGTACAATCTATCCCCAGAAGCCGCAGTCGCTTTAGAAACCAGCGGCAAGCTAGACGAGGTTATAGCTGCTCATAGCCAAGGTCATCTGCAGTCGATAACAGATGCCGCCACTGGTGAAACAGTATTGGCCCACCCAATCACAGGCAAGGAAGTTGCTAGGATTGGAGGACAAAAACCCCCGGCGACACAAGTGGTTGAAGGGCCGAACGGTCCCGAGCTTCGTGTTACGGATCCGAGGGAAGGATTCAGACAGGTTGGCCCATCTGTTGGCCTCAAGCCGACCGAAGATATGCGGACCTTGGATCAAATCAACAAGGAGCGCCCAGCGGATCAGCAATTGTCCACGGCGGATTATATCACTTCGATCAAGCGCGCGGCACCGAATGCCACCAATGAAGCTATCTTGGCAACCATCAACAAGGGCCGCCCAGCCGACAAGCAGATGGGTATGGAGGATCTTATTAAGCTTCTACATCCGGGTCAAACTACTAATGTGTATGTTGGCCCTGATGGAGTTCAACATCCGGCCCCGCTTCCTGGCCATGATTATCAACGCGGCGCAGATGGCAAACTTCTATATGGTTCCAATGGGCTTCCAATACAGGTACCTATTGCAACCAAAGCTGAATTGGCTAACAAAGGTGAGGAATTGGACGTTAAAAAGAAGCAGCAAGCTCTGGACGAGCAAACTAAGAAGGAGGCTAAGGAACGGGTCCAGGCTACATTCGCTGCTAGCAACGTTGGCGAGGCTGTTAAAACTGCGTTGGAGTTGGCGGATAGACCAGGTGCATCCGGTGCCTTCTCTTCATGGGCCAGGAATTTGGCTTCCGTAGGTGGCACTCCTTGGGAAACATTGGACGCCAAAATTAAAACCATCGATGCAAATAATGTGGTTAATGCCTTGAATGCGATGCGGCAGGCTTCTCAGTCTGGTGGCGCTTTGGGTAACGTCACGGAGTCCGAAAATAAGATGCTGGCTAGTATTATTGCCAGCGTCAATCCCCATCAGGAGACTAAGGAATTCAAGAAAGGTCTTATTCGCGTCCGAGCCGCGATGGAAGTAATGGCCGAGCGCCATTATGACAAGCCAGGCGATGAAGCTATATTCCGGAAAGATTTAAATGATAGAATTGATGAGCTTGGGATATCCCAATCTAATAAAGAAAATCCAAGGGGCAGCATCACGAGGGTAAAATGACGATATATAAGATAGTTTCGCCGGATAAGTCTGAATGGGAAGTCGATGCTCCCGATTTTGAAACGGCTAGTAAAAACCTTGCGGCTCATCGCCAGGAACTAGCCAACGAGGCGAAGAAACAGGATGTTGAAAGCTCCCCTGTGTGGACGCAAATGTTGAAAGGGGCGCGGGATACGGCTGCAGTCGGAGCCGACACACTTACGGCTGGTTTGGGCGTCAAAGCATTAGAGAAAATGATACCTGGATCGGAGCCGGCCAAAGATATAAATGCGATGCGGGCTAATCTTGGTTGGGTAGCCCCTGTCGCGGATGTTGCGGCTATGTCGCGGTTTCCTTCTGCGGTGCCTTGGGCTGTCAACGCAATGAAAGGCGGACCAGCGGCTCGGTGGCTCACCGGTACTACCGTCGCGGGCGTCGAGGGGGGCGTCCAGGGGGCGCTGCAGTCAGCGGGACACGACCAGCCGGTAGCAGGAGGGGCCATCACCGGGGTCCTAGGCGGAGCGGGCGCTCAGCAATTGGGTGGCGCTATCAACAAGGGTGTCAATTGGATTAGGGGAGTGGATAATACTGTCCCGACCGGTGGGCGAATGGGTATCCAACAGATTCCACCCGGTATCAAAAATCCAAGCGCAGCGGATAGGATAAACGTAGCCACGAATACTGCGGAGTCGAAAGCCAGGCTTAGTGACGACCCGTTGGCCAAACAGAAGGAAGTAAAGTCCAACTATGAGGAACTTCTCCGCACGGACTCTAAGGGGCTTACTGCGGAGCAGAAAGCATTGATGAATAGGGTCATAAACGAGGACCCGGCCACCAAGCTAAGCCGTGGGGTTGGAAACGTACTAGACAGTAAGCTTCTGGCTACCGGGGCGGGTGTCGGATCTGGGTATGGTACTGCTAATCCAGTTATAGGTACGCTTATTGCTGGTGCTATTCTTGGCGGCGGCAGGGCGCTAAAATCTATATCGTCTGGCGGAACATCGGAAGCTGTGGACGAACTTCGTCGCTTGCTGGCCAAGAAAACTAAAACCGAGGGACCGTTGTCCCCGATGGCTCAAAGCATCCTGTCTAAGGGTGGACGCCAAATTCCGATAGACGAGTATCTATATGGTAAGGACTAAATGCGGGGTTGTTTCCCAAAAAATTGGAACACTGCTTGCGCTATATTTTCTTTTGCTTGGAGCGCTGCCGTTATTCTTCGGTCAAGTTCTGTACCCCAAATGTCAATATATAAACAACTCTCTGTTTGTCCGTGACGGTGCATTCTATCTTCTATTTGACTCCGATCATCCAGAGAGTACGAATTTTCTGCGAAGATCATGGTACTACACTTATCCTGGAGACTTGGCCCTCCCAGAAGAGTGTGACCATATTTTCCGGCGCGGCTCTGAACAAGTATCACCCGGCAACCCGAATCGCTATTAAATTTATCTTTATTGGCTTGGATTTCCTCGGGCTTCATTCCGCCACTGATAAATGTGGGGTTATATTCGATCAACGAGCGCTGCAGCAAGGACAAGGTGTAGCGATGCACGTATGGGATAATTACTTTACCATTTACTTCTTCTACAAGCTCGCGGACCAAGGTAAACCGGGGGTTCTCCTCCGGAGCCACCAATTCTTGTACAGTGGAGTCCTCCTTAATGATAAATCCAGACTGGATTTGGGCGAGCTTTATATATTTAGTAATGAAAGCATCGACGGTTACAATGCCCTCTTCCAACCAGAGGACGAAATCCTCCTCCATACTTCTATACATGGACGCCAATTTGGGAGTCAACTGATACTGCCTGGAAGTATACATCTTCTCGGGGAGGTCAGTCCAATCGACTTTGGAGGCACGAAATATGTACTTATCGATAGTTGCGGCGAGCAACTCTTCATTTTGGGCACCCACCACTTTCTTACCCTTAAATCCGCCCATCCGACAGAATGTGGTTTTGAACGGGAAATATTTGGTTTCTATGGCACCAATTGCTCGCATCTGCGCCCAAAGGTCATGAGGGCCTTGGGTCACGGGCTTCCCGGATAAGATACGGCTATAAGCGAATTGGCTGGCTAGCTTGAGCGCCGCTTTGGTCTGTTGACTGTTGTAGGTCTTGATTTGGATGGATTCGTCAATAACCAACATACAACGCTTGCCAGCTATGAACTTCTGTATATACTCCTGCGTCGTCTCCTTGCGGATGGCTTCGTAGTTCACTATCAGCACCGGAGGACACTTGAACTCAGTCTTCAAGAACTGGCCATTCTCATAATCAGCACCGGAATTGAAAATGTGCGGGTGGACTTTTAACCCGTGTTTTTCGATTTCTTCGCGCCAACCAGTCTTGAAGCTGTTGGGGCAGAATACCACGAGCCTAGTGGCGTGGCGGTACTCCACCAATCCCAGAAATTCGGTTAGGGCTGTAAGGGTCTTTCCCAAACCCATTTCCATATAGAAAGCAAACCCTGGCTTCCCATACGACGCTTTCAACGCTTGACGCTGTACCTCTAGTAATCCCATGGTTTCCTCATCTTAAGCAACTGTTCTTCGTCACGGCTACGCAATCTAACTTCGTTCTCGATATGCTGCTCCATTCGTTCCTTCCAAGTATTACCATAGACTTTCTCAAGCCAGAGGCAATCATCCTCTTCCAGATTTAGCACTACTTGGCGCTTCATGCTTCACCCCCTCCATTCGTAGCGCGACATAGGCTAGGAATGCGAAATTGGCCTGATCCATCAATTCGATCAGGGAATTCTCGTTGAACCTATCTTCGGCCAACTGCTCCTCAAATTCGCGTATCTCTTCCCGGAGCAGGTCCATTATTTTGGGCAGCGATTCCTTCGTGGGGGTGTCTTTGTGGGAATTCTTCGCCAGCTTCATTATCATCCCCTCGAAGAAATCGTGCAGTAGCGAATGATAAGCGCTAAGAGACTGTGGTACTTGAACTACGATACGAGTGGACATTACACCCTCATTTCTTCCTGTGACTCATCCAACACATATGGCTTAACGTCGCTGATTTTGGGGCCGTAACCATACATCAGCGTAAATTCCTTGCCCATCCCGTATCGCGCTGAACTTAGGTCGTCCGCGAATTCGGTCTGGGCCTTCGCGTTGAGATAGTCCATGTGGCTGATGAATACCACGTCCGGATCGTTGGCGTAGCAAGCTTCATAGAACTGCTGCATCGAGAACGTAGCGACACGTCGCACTCGTTGCGTAACCGTGGTCAATTCGGCTGGGACCCGCAGCTTGTCCCAATTAGTCTCGAATTGGTCCGGATACCAAGTGCCGCTGGAATGGCCGTCCACATCGCCCACCCGGATAGGGTATGTTCGGATGGCCATATATGTCTTAGCGAGCTTGGAGGGGGCTATCCTAGCGTCGGCTAACCCTTGCATCACGGTGCATTCCCGGCTGGTTACTTTGGGGTAGAATTCAGAATTGATCCCCAGACTAAACCCCTGCGACACCTCCATGAAGTAGGCTCCATCTTCGGGCTTAATTCGGTGATTTTGGATCACCACATTGGGGGCTATCCTGCCCAGCGAATGGCCAGCAATGGCGGTTGGTTCGCGCCTAATCTTGCGGATAAGCGCTGCCCCGGTGCCGCTTCTAGTCCCGGCCACAGCAGCGATAGAACCCTTAGATTCCTCCTCCCGATCCTCATCGGTGACTATGGCGGCATTGGGATGCACGAATATGGGTATCCCCGGATACCGGTTGGCCTCTGCGCGGAGGATATCCCGGTCAATAATCGCCCCGGCGGATAAGTACACCGGGAGCTTGATCTTGGCTTTCAAGTACAGGTAAACGGAGAACGATGGCAGCTGCTTAAGTACCACCTTCTCATCACCCACATAGAAGGTATGACCGCTATTGGGTCCGCCGCTGTAAATGGACCCGTAGAAGTCGTTAACTGTCTTGTGCCTAATGGAATAATCAGCCAGCCAAGCGGTTAAGGCTCCCTTGCCAGTGGAGCCGAATTGGCCGTCCACAACGCAATGGACGCCTTTTTCCTCGAAGAAATAATCGTCGCTCATGACTCCTCGCTTTCTGGGTCGAGCATGGCAGCCAATGCGGTGTAACCTGCGCCATCCACGTAGTTATCGTTGGACTTTCCGTAGACGGACCGGGACAGCTTAAGCATAGCCATCATTTGGGCCACGTCGTTCGGTAGAACGATGGTCTGATTTCGCACTACCGAGGTGTGACGAATATAGGTTGTCCACAATTCAGATATCATCGTGAACGAATTGACCGTATCGCCGTGGACTGAGGATTTGGTCTTTACCTCGTTCAGAGCCTCGCCCAGCACGTCTTGGGCTATCATGGATTGGTACGTTTCATCGCTGATCTGCATCTTCTTGCTCTCGGCGAATGGAGTCATAGGCGCAGGAACTTTCTTTTTAGCCATCATTTTCTCCGTGAGTGATAGTATTGAACTAGTTGGTCGTGGAACGGCATCTTACTCGTAGTTACTGAGAAGCAGTCCTTGGGGATAATTACCAAATTGGGCTTGCTGAAGTAAAATATCCCATCGTAGTACCCTATCATTATGGGTATCGCATGACCAGTCTCGAATGCAACGTAATTGATACGCTCTAACTCCACGTGCTGCCTTAACGTGGGGCCGAACGTGCTATGTTTGATCATCTTCACCTCTGCCATGAATACAGGCAGCCCAAATGGGATCATTATCAGGTCGTATATTCCGACCCCATAGGAATCCTCAAAGCGGCGAGCATAGCCACCTTTCTCCTTTACAGACTTCACCATAGCTCGCTTTACGTCTGCCTCATTCATTGCGGGTCGCCTTTATTGATGCCGGGTAGTCTAATTGGAATTCGTAGCTGTTTAGCCAACGCCCCACACCCAACCTAACAGCATCATCGGCAGCTTCCTCCCACGTGCTGTAGTGGCAGGAATAATTGTCATATTCGAATTTGTATTTGATAGCTTTACTCATCTAGCTCTGCCTTATCGTGCCACCATTCGGTGACTACGAATGTTCGATTTCCATTTTCATCCGGCTCAGTCATGGATACCGTCTGCGACTTGGGGAGCCACACTTCTTTCTTCTTCCCCGTGGTTGGTTCTATTAGGTATGCTTTGGCCGTCGTCACTTCGATGCGGCCCTCTAATTCTACTGTCTTGTCGCCCTCTCGATACGCCATGTTAGTCCTCGTATCTGTCTAATTTGAAGCCGTAGGAAGCCCTGGCCCAATCGGAACCAGAGCCAACATCGAATGGGATGGGGACGATAAGCCCTAATTCTTGAGCCACCCCCTCTACGGACCTAATTAGGTCCATGACGTCGTGGTTCGGATTTCGCTGCCATAACAGACTGTCGTGGATAGTAAGAAGGACTTGAAGGTCGTTGGGGTATGCATCCTCGTACTGACACGCACGAAGTAGGCATATCTTAAGATGCTCACCGCCCACGTTCTGTATAATGCGTGACACAGCGCGATAGGCAAATTGGGGATTATCGCAATAGGCTCTGCGCCCGAGTAAGGTCCTGACATATCCCCTCCTCTTAAATACCCGCACGGCGTCGTCCTGGAACACCTTGATGTGGGGAAATGCGTCCGTTAGAAACATTCGGTGGGCTGCCCGCGCTTGTTCAAGCGGCCATTGCATATGGCCAGCCAATGTGGGCGGACTCATCATAGTGAGCATCCCCATCGCCATCCGCTTAGCGGTGTCGCGATCCAAGTTCAGGAGTTCGGACGCTCTGTCGTGGATATCCATAGTTCCATTACGGTATCCTTCGATAAGTGCGGGGTCACCCGAATAATGAGTGAAAAGTCTAGGCTCTTGCTGCTTTGCGTCAGCTTCTTCAATAACGAACCCCTCGTCAGGGACAACGAGCTTTCTAACGACTCGGCCAACTTCAATGTTTCGCTTTGGGAAAGCTTGAAGGTTCGGCTCAGAGCAAGAAAATCTGACACCTGCAACTCCATAGTCGTCCGACTTGGACTGGTTCAGGATTGGATGGACACGCCCATTGATATTTTGGGTGTCAATCAGCGGGGTAATAAAACTATCGCGGGCCTTTTCTAGGCGGCGAACTGCTAGAATTGAATTTCCTATGCTATTGGTAGCCAGCCATTTCTCGGTGAATGAGAACGCCCCGGCATCGGTGCGGGCGAATTTGTCATCCGTGTAACCATTCATACGATACAACTGCTCGACCGCCTTGGAGGACCGAACGTTGAATCCGGGGACAAATACCTTGCTGGCCTCGCCAACCGCCGCCTTTACATCGTCCATGATGCGGCTCGAATACCCATCGTCGATCTTAAGTCCCCGATTATGTATCCTCGCCACATAAGGGAGCAGATCGCACTCCAGCTTCCATGGCTTGCGGAGGTCGTCACTATCCAGGATCTTCTGCTGCGCTTGGCATAGCTCTAATGTGCTTATACCATCGCCAGTTGCATAATCCACGACTGCTGGTAAGTCCCCTGGCAGACGCCAAAAGTTCTTCATCTGCTTGCGGTCGGGGATGCCGCCGAATCTGCGGGCCAATTCGGCATAGATTGCGGTGCCCTTCTTAGCCGTGACTGTACGGCGGAGGCAGCACTCGTCCAGACTGTAACCCTGGGTAATATCGCTGATGATCGCCTCATTGATCATCGTGTCTTCTAGCGGACTGCGAAGTACAACACCATGACGAAGGCTGATCCGTAAGTCAAAGCCGAGATTATGGCCAACAGTACGATAACCCAATCTTCCCCGCTCTTTGAAAGCCTGGGCCAATTCGAACTCGAACCCCGTCGCATCTGGTATATTTCCCCCTGCTTCATGTCTTACTGGAACATAGACTGAGAACTCATCATTCGTGATTACCCAACCGCATACTTGATCCTTTACAGTGATGCCGGTGGTTTCTGTATCGAATGCTATGGTATTGTTGCAGCACTTGACGATGTATAACATCAGCTGCGGATCGATAAGTTGCTTCATGAATTCCCCGAAAAAGGAGGCAGGCATTTGCGCCCGCCCTAAGTGCCTTAGTATGGTGTTTTATCGCCCATTCCCTTGCCAGCGGTGGTATTATCGAATACTGGCTTGTCAGGGATGTCCTCCACTTCGTCGTTGGCGATCCAGCCACCCTTACTGAACCGCTCGTACATATCGGAGCATATCGCCGCTGTCTCTTCGTCGGCGAATCCGGCCCCCGTATAAGTAAAGTTGAAGTATGGCCCCTCAGCTCCCTTCTGCTGGACCGACCCGATAGTGTACATCTGCACGTAATGGGGCGCGGGCTTAGCGTCGATCCTAGACAGCAACTGCTGCATCGGCTTCACGCTGGACCGAGTGTTGATAACGATGGAGGGACTTAGGTCCGGGAAATCCGGCAAGTACCACATCATATTATATGTGAGGCTCGCCGCAGGGGGCGAATTGGGGTCCCCTGGAATAGATGTGCCGAATTGGTCCAATCTGGATTCGGCCACTGTGTTCTTGGTGTGGTAAGTCACCGTATTAGGTGACCCTTTGGGCTTGACGCTGAACTCAGCGTTGGCCGGATTCCAATGGATGCCGTCCATTGCGCGGGCGAGAATGCCCCGGTCGTCATTCCTTGGTGCCCAAAGCACGTAAGATTTGCTGATGACGATGGGAACGCCCTTAAGTGTGGGACCGAGGTTCTGCTGCGCGATGGTGTGCCAGAACTGACCAGCTTTGGCCTCCGGGAAATCAACCAACTCAGGCGAAATTGCCTGCATCAGCTTGATTCTTGGTATGATGCGATCGGAGGAATCTACGTTACCGATCTTGGCCTTCTCGTACTGCGCCAAGTGAGCCGGTAGGCTCCCATTGGCCTTATCTATCTCGTTCGCCATTACTTCACCTTTGTGATGCTTGTGTATGTCATGATGTTCGTTGTGAACGTTGGCTGCGGGAGGTCGGACCCTTCCGCATTTAGCTCCTTGGCTAGCGCGCCGAGGGTCTGGGCATTGACGGTTTCTTGTATCACGCCCCCGTGATTGTTCGCACGGAGCCACTCAAACCCGGCTTCTTTGTCGGGCATAGAAGCAGACCAGCGCGTTCCGAGAGTGACCCGGCCCACGCCTTCGATGGTGACGTTACGGATGTTGTGTGCCCTCATTACATCAGGCACTTGGTCCCGCGACAGCTTCATCTCGATTTGTTCGAGTGCTTCACGGGATTCCTTAATCAGAGCAGTTGCCTGTCTGAGTTTGTCGTAGTGCTTGATCACCGTTACGTGATCATTGGTGGCAACTGCCTCGTTAGTCTCGTCACGAATAGTCCCTGCCAGCTTGGACAGGTCTTCACACACTTTGGATAGCCTCAACACAGTTTCTAGCTGCATGGTCTACACTCGCTGTTCCGGCCCATGATCGGTGCCGTAGAGATAGTGTAGCATGCCGCCATGCGGCTGTCAAGATATCTTTGATCTTCAGGGATTGAAATTCGCCGGACGCAGAGAGGGATACTAACTGCGCCCGGTTTTCACACGGTCAGGGGATAGTGAACTGCCGTGTTACAGGGATCGATTGCGGCGACGACGATGCAGACCGAACATGGCCATGCAAGCAGCAACCAGACCAGGAATACCGGCACCAGCAATTGGGCCGGGGACTGCAACAGAGGGAGCAACGTCGATTCGGAAGTGTTCGAAGTCAGTGATGCTGCCACCCACAACCCTAAGGTCAACGTCCCAGATTCGCTCACCGTCGATAGCCCGAAGATCGAATCCGTTCTGTCCGCTAGCGAGTACCTGGCTGAAGTTGAAGTCTTGGAAAGTGCCGTCAGCTTCCAATGCTGTCGCACGGAGAAACAAGGTGCCAGTTCCCTTAATGGAGAAAATGTCCCTCGTGACGCCAAGCTGAACGAGATTGGTGCTGTTGAACACAGTGATATCAAGATCAGCTGTATTGAAGATCTTGATGTCGTTGCCGTTCTGCGCCCCTGTGAATGGAGCATTTGGGTCTTGGGTAGGAGTAAGGTCGCGAAATCGGACGACCTCATCGTTCTGGCCGTTAAGGCGACCGAGAATCAGTCTGTTGTCGAAGATAGAACTGAAGATGACGTTGTTACCAGTACCACCTTGCCCAGTCGTGTCGAGGATGATAGTTGCATTCGCGCCGCTGGCAAGCGCAAGTAGCATCGTCGAAGCCAGCAGTAGCTTCCTCATAGTAGTTCTCCTAAGTTGCGGGATTGCAACGTACGTACGCGCCAAGCGTAGCACACCCCGGTACCTGCTGTCAAGTATCCTTTCAAATACGTGAAGACCCACCGGGGGCGAAGAGTCCCGGTGGGTCCCACGAAGATAGAGGCAGGGGTGTTGGGGGTAGGTTCCTCTATCTTGTTACGCAGCGTCCTGCTTATCAGCCGCCGCCTTGGCCGCGCCAGTAAGCGCGGGCTTCGGGAGGTTGATTTCAGTTTCCGTGCCGTCGAGGCCGGTCGCCTTGCCGTTCTTGCGAACGAACGTCGCCAGCATATTGCGCAGGGTCATGCGAGCACGACCTTCCGCACCATGGCGCTTCCCGGTCACCTGGTTCCGGTAGTGCTCAACCTTCTCCTGGGCAACGCCGTTCTTCAAGCACAGCTGGAAGAACTTTTCGAAGACGAACGCACCAGCTTCGACGCACTGGCCCTTGATGAACTGCGCGAGCGGGTCATCGCCGCCGTTCTTGTATCGGCCCGAATACTTGGAAGGAACGATGGACTTTGTGGTCTTCGCTTCCGTACTCGGGGTAGCCTGTGTCGTATCACTCATTACTTACTCCTTCGTTCGGGACCATCCCGTACCGCGACCCTACCACAGACCGATACTTGCTGTCAAGTCCCCCTTGAACATTATATCCCATTTCTAAACCTTCCGACCATGCCGCGCCAGGGCTTCGCGCCTATAAATTCGGATTTGTTGATGCCGAAGTCATCTTCGGTGAATTCGTACCGCGACTCAAGCTTCACACCTATTGCTAAGCCGTACTGTTCGGTTAGGGTGGCAATCTTGTGCTTAAATCGCCAATATTTAACCGAATTCTGAGTCCACGCTTCAATTAATCCGGCACTGACGAACTCATCAAACACATGCCGAGGTTGAACGAACCTAATTCGCATAGATTCGCACGTGTCAGCCACCCGTTTGTTGAACTCCGCTGTAGTGAATGGGGCGGATAAATCCAAATCCTCCCAAATCCGGCCTTCTTCAATGATAGCCTTAGCAATTCGTCGTGGATAGGACATATTAGACTCAACGATATGACTATCTGACCCCGATGATAGGGTGGTATTTTCAACATCATGGCGATTAACTTTCATCGTATTGAATATGTGCATGTAATGTTCCTTAACATCCATGCGGTGGATAAATGTGTTAAACTCATCAAAGAACGGCTTTAGAGTACCGGTCCACAATTTAAATTCAGTGTCGGTCTTGCTAAGGTAATCCTTATCATATGTTTTGATGTAGAACAATGCGCGGTCTTGCATGTTTTGTTGGCCGATGTTCATGTCGAATTTGTTGGAGGCAAACACGACGCGAGCAAATATGCGGTAGGTTCGTGCAGATTGGAATTTCTCAGCCCCGCCCAATCGATCGGCACGGATCAGCTTCTTAATCTCGTCGGTGCTGGCTTCAGAATAGAACTTGGCCTCATCTATGAACACGAACATCTTGTTAATAAACGGCTCCACAGAAAAAGCACCCTCTAGAATTTTCGGTGATGCTGAACCCCACTGATTCTGAAACAACTGCTCTAAGAATACGTTGCCGAAGAATGACTTGCCCACTCCTTGACCACCAACTAGAACAGGAGCAATCTGCTGTTTCTGACCAGGAAACTGTACGGTCCATGCTATCCATTGTCTTATCCAGTCCGCTTGCTTGTGGTTGTTTTGGGTGAGGTATACAAGTAACTCGTCCAGCATTAGGTTACACTTTTCGATCATCGCTGGATCAGGATTCTTTGTCGGTAGTATCGGCCAGCCGCGCCACGTGTTGAACACGGTCATCGTTCCCGGCTCAGAATCCTGGTCATCGTTTATTGTGTTGCCCGCACGGGTAAGGCGAAATATAGATCCTGGGTTGAAATCGGGGTATAAGTCCCTGCCACCGACTCGCCTTCGCAGCGGGGATGACTCAAACAGCTTGAACACGGGCTTCATCTTGCCCGCGACCTCCATAAGATCGTTACGGTGCCTTCGATCCAATTCAGACCCATCATGAACGAAGCCCGACATGGTATAGAATCTATCTCTATCGATATACTTATCGTCCGTCTCGTCGTATATGTAACGATCGGCCATTTTCGTGAGAGGCGAAACGTCAACGCCCGGCATGAATACGGTGCGGAGTGCGAGCATTGATTCGGTTCCAATGTCGGACTCAAGGGCGGGCCATCCTGGGATTTTGGCATCTGGGTTGTTCTCCAATTTCTTTATGGCGTCACGGAAGACTCGCTTCCGCATGAAAGCTTCACGATCGCCTAACTCAACGCATAGGAAGTCTATCATTGACTCTGCTATTTCGGCTGATCCCACGGGGCAGTAAGTACCTCGCGATATGCCCTCATTCTCGTTGATACCCTTGCTTTCGCGCACTAAGCGAGCAAGCCAACCAGCCACCTTTATCGCTAGTGTCTGCCTCCCACCTTCGTTCCAATGAGGTTGCAGCACGTAGAGGAAAGTGCCAAAAGCGATGCCAGTAATCAGCGACGAGAACTCGGTCTTGCGGGGCGTGGTCGCTGCAATTTCACCAACTGAAATCGCGGCTTTTCCATCCGGCGTATACCATACAGAAATGTCATACTCGCCCTGTTTTGCCTTATGTATATAGATACTTCCGGGCATGACGGTTTGGCGCGCTTCTTTGATAGTATTTTGTGCCTCTGGCGGAACTGGACCCATTGATCGAAGCTCGCATTTAAACCTTTTCCCGCCCATCTTGAATTCATTAGGCTCAAACTCCTTCATCATATCGTAGTTGGCTAGGTCATTTTCGCCCAGCTGGACCATTATGTGGGACGGAACACCTTTAGACAGCCGCCCAAATGAGAACCTAGTATCGATGCCTAGGTACTTGAACGCCTTGGTGATACAATGGTTATAGCGCGGGTCTTCGGCGTCTATATCTACGTCGAGCCAGCCGAATTGGAGATTAAAGCCTAGATTGAGCACCCTAAGATCGGGGTTGTCAATCCATTCCTGCAGATTGGTGTCGCGAAATTTCTTCTTGTGCCAATCGCTGGTAAATGGATTCTTGCCGGACATTTGCAAGAAGACAGCGCCGACTTGTATAAAATTATTATTTATTTGGGCTGTTATTGATCGCTGCTGGTTTATTGTTAGTTCGTCTGCTTGGTTAAACGTAAACCCACCCTTGATGTGCTCCATCCATACACCCCCATTTGCCCCACTGCAACGAGGAGGCTGGCCAGCCTTTATCCTCGTCGCAGCTTGTCAGGGGCAGATAGCAGTATACCACGGCGGGGTGCCGCCGTCAAGTATTTAAGCGATGTTCAGGGGGAATCACCCAGCTCATCAAGCTCATTCGGATGGCGGGCTTCATCGACGTTTATATCGTCGATCAAGTCGAGCGGGTGAGGATCAAACGATTTCCAATTCTCGCGCCACTCTTCGTACTCGCTGCCCTCTTCAGTCTCCCCCCACTCCTCGTCTTTATTATCAACGTATTCATCCATCTTGTCCGTAATCTTGGCCTGGAAGGCTTTGACGTTGGTGAGTATGTTGTTGTACGCCTGAATTTCGTCATTCAGATCAACAATCTTCTCATTGGCTTCGTGCATGCGGGTTTCGATTTTGGATGCATGGTCGTTTAGCTCAGTTATATAGTTCTCAAGCTCGTTGTTATCCTCGGCAGACAGCTTCTTCATAGTAGTCTCCTTG